TTGTAAATTATCCATAATTTGTGACCGCACTTGAGTCGTGATGTAATCAATATCCTGTGGCAATAAATCATCGTCCTCTACCAATTCAGTGGCAATACGCAACAAAGCAACACTAGAGGCTAACTGCATCATTAAATGCACAGATTCAGTATCATCCTTACTAAAAGAGGTCGTTAATGATTTCAATGCCGCTTGTTCTTTGGCAGATTTAATATTCTTACCACTCACCAAATCAGCAGGAATATGCTTAATTTGACGTATTGTGCGGAGTACCTCATCAAATTTTGCTCGGGTAGTTAAGTCCTTGCGCGCAGCAATTTGGCGCAACCCTGAATCAATCATTGTCACCAAATCACGCACAGCACGGCTAGATTTTGCTTTAAAGTTATCTTGTGTCACGACAGGCGATACACCATACTTGGTTTTGTCAAAATCAAATAACCCGCGTACTTGCTCAAAACAGCCAAATAACGCGCCATACACGCCCAACAAACGTGATTTTGTATTAGCGGCAAAGGCAATAATCTCCATAAATTCGCTATACAATGCCATCACATCATCAACAAAGTTTTCTAATTCAGTCAGTAAGGCATCTATTTTTGCCAAAAGAGAATAATTAAAGACAAAAATCGGTTTAGCTGGCGTAGATTCAATAAAAGTCAAATCTAACGCCACATAATCAATCATCTCCGCTTTGTGGTGAAAACTCGCCCCAGTGCAAATCATATTTTGCAAACGTCCACGAATCGGATGCACTAATGTTGCCGCCCCTGATTTTTGTAGCACGCTTAAAAACTTCTTAAAGTCCGTATAATAGCCTGGCCCATAAAATACGGCTTGCATACGCACGGTTAATGGATTTAACCCCAAATCTTCCACGTCCGCGCCATTGACGAAAGGATAAGCATGCTCAATGGTCGAGCGATAAACATCATCATCCACCGAAAGCACATCAAAACGCACGCCACGAAAACTCGCACGTTGCACAGGCATTGTCCAACCCATAGTTACCCCCGTTTCATTGATTGATAGATATTTTCAGCAACCCCTTCATAAACAGGTCGCCCATCCATATCAATCTTAATTTGATTTTGAATTGTAAAATTTTGGCTTTCAATGGCGGTTTTTAATCCGTCGCTAATGGTTTGCCCAAAATGCTGAAAATCCGCTTGATAGTTAGCCAAGCCAGATAAATCACCCAGTGTGCGACTTAAAGCGGAGTCGGTGTCATTAGCCGCTACAGATAAACCTGAATAGCCAATTGTCTGCACCGATTGAAATTTAGGCTTCCCATCTAGTGTGAAATATGGACGTTCGCTTTCTTCTTTTTCATAGCGAGCCTTTCTTTCTTCAATTTGCTTTCTAATATCGTCTGAAATATCACCTTTTTCTAATCGGCTTTCTAAGTATTTCAACGATGATAATTCGACACCTTTTCTCGTAAAGAAAGAACCAATTCCACCATCGGTATTACGCAATGCATCGAAGAGTTTTGCTTGTTCTCTTGATTCACTCACACGATCATTAAACTGTTTCTTTTCTTCATTAGAAGCTAGTCCATGTTGTACTTTATGCTGTAAATCAAGAGTTTTTTGAGATTCAGAATCAAGTTGGGGTGAAGTAGATAAATCAGCAATCGCACCAGCAAAACCAATTTTTCCAACAGTTTTCAATCCTTGAGCGACGCTCAACCCCAGAGAGCCTACTGTTGCCGAACCAGCTCCAACACCACCAAGCCCGCCAGAGATCCCTTTACCTAAAGCCCAACCACCAAAACCATATCCTAATGCTGATTTTCCGACATCCATTGCCAAACCTAAATTGCCAACAGCCTGTCCATTGCCATTTTGGTGGGCGGAAATCACTTCGTCATTAATTTTACGCTCAATGCCATTAAGCCAACCAGATACTTCACCTTGACTAAATTTATTTAACGACTTAGCTTGTTCTGCCTTGGCTAAATCCGTGCCTGCCAATATCACAACAGACTTATCCATATTTTGCCCAAGTTTGTTATCTTCCAAATTGCTTTGGTATTTATCCATCTCACCTTTCGTGGTTACGGCATTAAAACCTGCTTTGGCTTGCACGTCAGGTAATAGCTTACCGAGCACCGCCCCTTTCTTTTGCTCAAGTTGTGCTTTGATAATTTCTTTTTTCTGCTCGTCTTTGGTCGCCAGAAGTTTCTTTTGTAGCCTTACATATTCCTGATCGCTTTTAAGTAAGGTTTCAGCAATATCAACCATCACCTTAGAAGGGTTATTTCCTGCAGCTAAACCACGTTGATAGGATTTTGCCAAATCAATGCCTTGCAAGCCCTTTTTGTTAGAAATATCTACTTTCTTCAAGCGTTCAATCGTATCGTTACTATTGAGCTTGTTCAGATAGTTCGCCACATTATTGGCAGCGGTATCATTAGAGCCCGATTGATTCGCAGCGACTTGGGTCATAGAAAGTAAATATTTATAGTCTTCTAAACCGTGAAAACCGTTATTTTTTGAAGTAGCTAATAAGTTAGGTAAGTGCTGGATCATATCCGACACTTCAAACTTACCATCAAAGCCAGATTGCAAAGTCACTTCTAAGGCTTTTTGTAACTCATCACCTTTAAATCCATAATCGCTTAATACTTTAAGCAAAGACCCAACCTGATCTCCGCTTGCTTGTCCAGCAATCATCATCTTTTGAGCAGTAGGCAAGGTTGCTTCGGCTTGTTCAAAGGATAAACCGTTTTTAATCATCCCATCTAAAGCTGACAATGCCATATCGGTATTACCGCCCACATTTTTTGTGGTGTCATAAGCTGCCTTATTAATACGCGCTACACCGGTTGTGCGAATATAATCAACATCTTTATCGTTAAATGCCGTCAAAGCGACTTGAGCAACATTCTGATCCCATTGTTTTTTATCATCCATTGCAGGTTTCAGTGTGCTTGCCACCCCATAAACCGCACCACCAATCGCCATGGCTTTTCCAGCTGCAGCATTTAATCGCTGCCCCCACGTGGTTTTCCCCATTTCCGCATTAAGCCCAGCAATTTTTGAGCGCGTCGCTTCAGCCGCACGAGCTAATTCGCGACTAGTGGCTGTGCCACTACGTTTCAATCGGTTATAAGCGGCAATGGTATGATTAATTTCTTGTTGGATTTTATGTTCACTTCGCACGCCCAACGTTTCGCGTGCACTGGCCATTGCTTTTGTGCTTTGCTTAATCTGCGATTGTGCCCGCTGAAAAACTCGGCTTGCTTGGTCTCGTGCTTTTAGCGTCAACGCTAAATTCAACTCAGCCATTTTTAAACCCTCTTTAAACTCATTTTAAATCCACAAAAAAAGGGGCTTACGCCCCCTTAGTTTTACGACGCATAAGGTTGTAATGCACCGTGTTGCCTTTTTCTGACTGAGTTTTAATACCTTGCGAATGTTGCCAACTTGCCACCCACGCAGCAACTTCAGCGTGACACATTGCTCGTACTTCTTCAGCAGTAAACCCAAATTTAGCCAATAAAATAACCGCACTTCGGTAATTCTTCTCGGCATCAAACACACCGTAATGTTGTTTTATTCGGTTTCGGCTTTGCTCGGGTTTTCCCCAGCGTCGATGTGCTTTTTTCGCAGTTCTGCGATAGCTTGCGTAATCAGCACATAATCATCCGTGGCAAGGTTATCCAGTAAAAACTGTGGCGTGAGCTTATCTTGCGCAATACCGATAATATCAAGCTGTTCAGATAAATAAGCTAAATCCACGAGCATTTGCTCCGCTCTCGTGAGGTTTTCTTTCTCATCTAAACCAAGCTCGGCGACTTTCTCAAGGGCAGCACATTCGCCACCCAAGGTTAGTAATCGCACGTCAAAGTCAAAATAACGATGATCACCGTAAGGAATACCAAGCAATAAACGCATTATTCTTTCACCTCTTTAAGCGCATTCATCTGGATATCAATAACGGCTTCGTTATCCACCGTGTATTTCTCGCCTACTTGGGTAGTAAAGCAGCCAAGATAGGACGTGCGCTTATCTTCTTGATTAAGCGGATATACCGTGATTTTCGCATCACTGATACCAGCCCAATCAATCTCTGAACCATCAATCGGCAGAGCGGCAGTCACTGAGAGCTCCCAGGTCGTAATGCCTTTAGCAAAGCCACGTGCACGCCCTTCAGAGTTCATAGTTTTGACTAATTTTCGGCCAGTTTGTTTTGTCACGTTTAAATCGGTAATTTCAAATTCAACGCCATTTACTTCTAACACAGCCATTCCAGCATATTTTTCAGACATTTACGCCCCCTATAAAATTAAATCAATTCGGTTAGCTACGATGTGCAAGCCATTTACCACATCCGCTGGAATTGCCGTATCTAAACGATTTGGATCTTGGCCATTGCGAACAACAAGCAATTTACCCTTGTTCGCATCCACATTTTCTAAAATCTCTTGTTGTTCTAAACGATAGAGCACATCAAGGATTTCCGACCGCACTTTTGGTGGGGTGCGATTAGATAATTTCGCACGAGGTAAACGTAATGCAATGCGCTGTTCAATCGCTTTACGCGTATAGTCCAGTGTGCGAATTGTGGTTAAGTCTAACCACGCAGGATCATCTACATTCGCTGGTGACTTGGTATAAGTCGTAATTGCACGCATAATTTGCACACGATTATTTACCACTGTAATAGGGGTTAAACCGTGGAATAACGCCTGATTGACTTCGGTTTTTAACGGTGTTTGAGTGGCATCAACAGCGGTTAAACCTTTAATCTCAAGCGTATTTAATGGTTTAGCGGGGTCTTCTTCGCCTGCAATAACCGCCCCATATCCCGCAGCGATTAAGGCATTAGATTCCACCGCACCTTTATACCAACCCACTGTAATGCGATTAGCATTGATCTTTTCGGTATAAGTAGTTCCGCTTGCCAATGTGCCATTAAAACCTAATACGCCTACACCCGGTTTTTTCTCAACAGGACTTGCGACCGACTCTAAATGTTCGCGCAAGGCTTTTGCATTTTTATCGTCCGCAAAAGGGGAGATAATTACGTGATAATGCTGACCAGCTACAGATGCTAATGCCGCCGCTAAATCGGCATTTTCGGCACCATTTGCAAGGGCAGAAACATTCACCGCCATATCATTTGCGCTTAATGTGGCATTGACACTAATCTCATTGCCAATTTCGCCTTTACATTTCGCAGTAAGCGTCACGGTACCTTCATTGACTGTTGCACTGACAGGACAATATTCCCCCGCATTAATCACTGCATTTAAACGGGCAGCAATGTTGGCGGCAGTTTCCGATTTAGCGATTGCCACCGCATAATCAAGACCACCAATGATAACTTTAAGCACCCCTGCATTGCTTGCAGTGCCTGTTAGCGTAATGCTGCCAGTTGCTGCCACACCTGAATCACTATCTTTTAAACCAATTACCGTTAAACGGATCATGGCATTATTTTGGATAGCAATACGCGCCATTAAGTGAGCCCAAGACCCAGCACCAAATGTATTTTTCGCATCCACATCCGAATAAATCGGTGTCGGTGCGCTAAATGCTTTTGTTGCATTTAACATCGGTGCCACAATTAAGACATTTTGCTCATTTGTTGGCAAAGTACTCACTGCATTGCGTGAGTTGTATTCTGTATAAACACCCGGTTTACGAAGACTCGTCGGGATATTATCAAAATCAATATTCGTTTCAGCCATTGTCTTTCTCCTGTTCTTTGCGTGAACGTGTGTCTGTGATTACAATCAAATCACCATCATTAATACGGCGCTGATAATAAATCGACGGCTCTACCTCTACCGGTATTTGTTCAATATAGGTATAAGGCTGATGTTCCATCGGCACCTTAATGCCTATTGCTGCTTTCACTTTCATCTATCGTCTCCAATCAGTGGTAGATTCAAATAAGCGTTGTTTTAATAGATAGCCTTCAAGCTCCCAGATTTTGTTTAAGGCACGTTCAAAAGCTATTTTTTTGCCTGTCTCCTGATCGTAATTGCTAATATCAAGACACGCGCTTTCACCAGTTACAAAAAAGCCATTTTTTAACGTGAGGATACAAATCGTTAAAGTGCCTTTGAAAACATATTCCTCTTGGGCAATTACGCCTTTTATTTCATCAATAGTAAGTTTATTTTTCATCTACTGTCTCCACCTCAAACGGTACTCTGGCACCGCTTATTGGGTCATAAATGTTGTTACCAATACGTTCTAGCATCGGCTCTGGTGGCGATAGCTCACCATGATAATGCGTAAACAAATAATCAGGATTTTTGCTATCCTGTGTCATTTCAGGATAACGGCCATCTTCTAACGGGCTTAAATCGTCATAGACTGCGTCATACTCAATCGCATAAGCCGTTATCGCACCGCCTTTAAAAGTGGCATTATTAAAGAGCGTACGCACCCTTGTCGGTTTCAGTGGCTTGACTAATTGCCCCAAGGTTTGTGCATCTAACAAACGGCGCACGGCTGTAATCAACTGATTAA